ATTTTTCGGTCAGGAGGAATGATATCCTGATACCAGCGAAGCAACGAATAAATGACTAAAGATTTACCGCTTGCTGTTGGAGACAGTAGCAATGCTCGCTCACGATTTATTGCTGCACTAATAGCGGCAATCTGATGCGGATGAGGATTGATTGGCTTACCGTGAGCGTTAAGTTTTAAAGACTGAAGAAACTCACCAATTTGTTCATCAGTTACTTGCGGCGGCTTTTCAGTAAATTCTTTGTCTAGTTGTAGCGTGTAATTACGCTCTTTAGCAAACGCAGCAAGATAGTCTAGTAGTCCAATATACAACAATCCGTTGAATGGAGAGAATAGACGAATCTTTCCATCCCAATAACGGTTCTTATATGCAGGTGTAAATTTTGCGTTAGGTACATCAAAAGTGAAATACTCTTGTATCTCACGAGCGATACCTGGCTCGCACATAATACGAGCGTGAACAGTATTAAAACATGTTGCAGAAATCACAGACATCCCCTATATTTAGGGGAGTCAGAAAAGGCTTATACTACGCCTTGAGTAAACTTGCGCCACTCAATAGCATTGCGAATAATCCAATGCCGTTGCGAAATGCCTTTCAGCAAAGACTCAAGGTACTCTACCTTTTCTTTTTGAAGAGTTAAACGAGACTCGGCTTCGTTTAGTTCAGAATCAGCGTCCAAGTATAGGTCTAAATCCTGACGCATGATTCGGGTTTGAAACGGTTCCCACTTAAGTAAATCAAGAGTTTCTTGACTCATCTTACCCGTCATCCATTCCCACTTGTTTTTACGAAGAATTTTGTAGTCTACTGACATCTTGCTTAACACAAGACGCTCATCGTGAAACATATTCAAATACTTGTTGTGTAACTGTGGAATACGAGCAGATTCATCACCCAACTCGGTTTTATCAATATTGATATCGCGTTCAGCCATTGCACGAATTTGATCTAGTTTCATACTCATAGTATAACACCACCATTCAAAAAGTCAAATCACAGTTCTTCAATAACATAGTCGTTTATTGTAAATTTTACTGTGGCAAGAATATTTTTGTTTTCCACATCAGCATACGAGAAATCAATTCCCGACAACTCGGTGGGAAACACACCTCGGAATGTTATTTTGCGATAAGGATTTTTCTTGTTTGTTAGATACAGCAAAAATGCTTCATGCCAAACTTCTTTTAGCGGAGCCACTTCGCTAAAATCTTTATATGGAGTGCCTTCACGCATCCATTTAACAATCTCAAAATAATCTCCAAAATCCTCGTTTACCAAAAAGGTTACGGTGAATGAAGATATTCTTGGTGTTGCAGCAGGCAGTTTAAGATTTGGGCCTAAAGCATACGGCACATCCATAGGATCGCCACCCATTTCGTTCAGAGCCACCGTTTGAACCGAGTTGGTGAATGTAGGAATCTTTTTAACTCCCAACTGAAAGTTTTGAGGAATCGCTAGATTAGTTCCCTGTACGGCAGATCGTGGTCTGCTGGGTAAATCGTAGTCTTTATCAGCCATCTAGCACCTCTATGTTGTAGTAAGTGAAATTCATATTGCAGGTTGCTATTAGCGTGTTTGCTTCTACATCTGCACTATTAAAAGTTACACCTGATAGTTTTGACGGAAACAGTCCTCGGAAAGTTACTCTAACCTTTGGAGTTTTTCGTGCAGAAAGAATAATGAGTTGTCCTTCTTCACTCATCCAGTTATTAATGCTTGCCACATTATTGAAATCTCGGAACGCTGTCATGGTTCGGAACCACTGCTGAAGTTCCTGATAGTTTTTCATTTTTTCGTCTACAAGATAAGTGAAGGTTAATTCTCCGTGTACCACTTCTGATCCTGGAACTTTATAAGCGATTCCACGACCAGATTTGTACACAAGTTCATTACAAGTCATGCCAGGAAGAGATACAGAGGTACAAAAGTAAACAGCGTTTGGTACTTTGGGAAGTATAAAAACAAAGTTTGTAATTGTGGTTTCGCTACCTACTGCAAGGTATTCCGCCAATACAGCACCAACCTTAGTGAATTCAGGTATACCGTAATCTTTTTCCATAAAGGTATTTAGAAATAAAAAGGCGACCCCTTTCGGGATCGCCCTTTCGTAAATAAACTAAACTCAAATTATCAGAGTGCTCGCGCCCCCCTGATGGTATCAGGAGCCAATGTAATATCAGTAGAATTATATTGTTGAGACGAAGAATAAGTAGTATCTTTGTAGGTTCTAACAAGATTCTTATTGAATAGTTGTAGACCTTCAGTTACCTTTATAACACCTGCATTACCGTATCCTTCTCCCAAAATACCACCAACAAGAACATTGTTTCCTGTTCCTGCTGTTACACCGAAAGTCCAGTCAGGGGCTGCACCATTAGTGTTTAAGTGCATAACTGAACCATTTTTAAGAGTTAATTGACCAAATGCTGCTATAGCATTTTTTTCTAGTGGCCAAATATCAGCATGATCTAAAACCGTTTTGCCGATGGCAGCATTTCCTGCTATACCAACAGTGGGCTTGTTTGACAATGTAACAAAGCCATATGGATCTTCACTTGCAGCAGGTGCTCTAGAACCACCAATAACAGTCAATTCTCCAATTTTTGTTGTTCCTGTGAACCCGTCACCAACATCTCCATATGCGTCACCAATATACACATAACCACCCCACTCTGTTTCTTTAAAAGAGTTTAAGGTATCTACACCTACACCGTCTCCTAGTTCAACATAGCGGCTTTCCCAATCGGCATCAATAGTGACTGTACCATTTCCGGCTCCAGTAATACCTCCGGTAACACCCATTCCTAAAGCAGCAAAGGCTTTGCCTGCACTAACTTCTCCAATAATCCATTGGCGAGTACCCCCGACCCTGAAGCCAGTCATAAAACGACTTGGATAATTGTACCAAGATTTTAAGTTAATAACAGCAGCGGTTGAGTTTTGGTCAAACACTGTAGTTGCGAAAGTGTTTCCGTAATATTGTGCAAAAGTACATCCTTGGAAATAAACTTGTGGATCACCAAAGTCGCCACCACCACGCTGCCACCACATATCTGCTGGTTTTGACTCGTCATAAATGCTTTGAATAAATCCTGAAAGAATCATTCTACTGGTACTTGATGCTTTGTAGGAATCAGCAGGGCGTGAGCCAGGCAGATATCTTGAGCCTTTAACAACAGCACCTTTTTGAGGTGAATTGACAAATGCTGTACTACCTAAAGCATAATTCAACTTGATTGTTTTTCTTGCTACTGGATCCGTAATAGGCGAAGAAAACTCATAAGTGTTGTCAGCCAAAACAGTAAGTGTATCATAATATGATGCTGGTAGTGAATCAGGCGTTAAACCTGGAGTTTGTGGGCTTACTGATCCTACTGAAAAATCAGAACCAGTCATATCCCAAACTATATTTTTACCGCCACCAACATGGGTAAACGGATACTTAAATTGTGCGTTACTTTGCCAAGCAATCGTTAAACTTCTTAGTTGACCTTGTGTGGTTGTTGTACCGGTTCCTCCGATATTTGAAATCCAAGAACCTGTACTACCAGAACCTGAGTATCCACCGTAAATGAGTGGAGATACCGCAGTTGGGCCTGTTAAAAATCCACCGATATACACATCATCGCCACCTGATGGAACAGCATTAGTTGCTCCAACAAAGTAAGAAACCGATGAATATGAATTTGCTTTTACGAGTTTAACCCAGTTTTGAGGAACATTCCAAGCGTAGTTGCTTGCAGTTCCGCCTGTTGATCCCTTCCAATAGAATGATGCCATATAAGATTTCCCCCTTAAGGAATAGGTTTGTTCATTGAAATATACAAGTACCCTATTTATAATAATTACAAGTCATGCTTGTGGACAAGCACGACATCGACAATATTGATATAAAAGAACAACCCCCTCTTTCAAGGGGGCTGCTCGGAGTGACTGAACTTCCGATTATGAATCAGAAGAGGTTTGTTACCTTAACAATGCGGTAGTACATGTTGCGACGAACTGTGTCGTCCAATGTACTGGTGACATTGCCGCTTGAGTTCAAGACGAATGGGTTATGGATGATACCGTAACGAGTCTTGAAACCAATCTTTGGCTGGAACGAGTTCTCGCCAACTGCACGAACCATCTGAAGAGGTACATATGGGCAGTAGAAGAGACCAGCATCGTATGGGCTTGAGCCCTTATAGCCGACGCAGAAGAACTCGTGTGCGGCTGTCTGTGAAGCGTAAGGATCAATGTACACACGAAGACGACCGTTGAGAACACCAGCGAAGGTGTTGCCTGTGTCATCCACATTGAGGTTGGTTGAAAGAGCAGGAGCGTAGTCAAGAACGCCTGCCATGCTTAGAGCACTTGCCACATCTGCCGAGCAGAGGACGAAGTTACCCTTACCACGACGGGTTTCCTTGGCGATTGCATTGGCTTCGCGCTCAATTTGGAAGAGCAAGCCCTTGAACTTCTCAACTGACCAACGACCGTTTGAGTCAACATTCAAGTCAAACACGCCAGTGGTCTGAGTTAGACCGCTGCGAGCACCCAACTTGGCTGACACATAGATGCGACGAACGACTTCGCGGTTGATTTCGGCAAGAATTTCACTTGACAAAATGTTGGCGAGTTCGGTTTCAGCGTCAAGACCGTGAATTGCCTTCAAGTCTTGTGCCAATTCCATTGTGTACTCTGCCTTCAACGCACGGGTCTGAGCAGTCACAGTGGTCTTCTCGATTGAGAATGCCATTTGTGCAAACTGGCTGCCTGAGGCTTGTGAGCCGTTTGGATAACCAAGTGCTTCGCCAGTGTTGGTTGCCATTGCGGTTCCGATGAATGGATCGCCGTTGGTGTCTAGACCGAAGTTACCTGCGGTGAAACCAGCGTTGACGCCGTTATAGAACGGATCAGTATCGGTTGCTGTTACGCCACCGAAGTTAGCGGTTTGACCGAGACCCGAGCCGGTTAGACCTGTAGCAGCCTTGCCTGAGAAGCGGCTGTTGGCTTCTTGGAAGAGTGCTTCGTCACCGAACTGGTTGTTGTAACGACTGCGTAGAGCAAAGATAAGACCTGTTGGGCCACTCATTGGCTGAACGCCGCATACATCGTATGCGATTAGGTTTGGCATAGCGCGACGAACGAGTGAGATCAAGATTGGATCCCAACGAGCGACATTGCTTGTGCCTGCACCGTCAAGGTTGGCGGAGATATTTGCTGCGCCATCTTCACGGAGATACTGTTGCTGATTCTCTAGAAGAATCGTTGTAACCGCTCTGCGGTATGGATCAGCGATTTCGGGAAGTTCTGCGTGTTCAAGCACAGGCTTCCACTTGCTCTGTAGTGCTTCTGAAATAGTAAGTTCCATTGGTTTTAACTCCTGTGGTAGTTTTTAAAGGTTAGTGATATTTATAAATTAGTTTTTCTTGCTTTGAGGCTTATTACGGCTTAGGCGAGACAACATGTGCGAATATGCTTCCATCGATTCTGACAAGTTTTCTTGTTCGTTCGCAGGGGCATTTTCGGCAACCGTCATATCGTCTTCGACTTCCTCTGACAAGAATGACTTGCCCGAATCTCCGAAGTATGACTCACGGATGACTTCCAACTTTGAACGGAATTCGTTGTTGTTTTCAAAGCCAACGCCTTCCGCCAATTTCAAGAAACGCTCCTTGTCGGTATCAACAAGTCCTTCACTCATGCCTGAAACAAGTTGCTTTCTTTCTAGTTCAGCAATTTGATTCTTGAGTTCTAGACTCTTGTTGATCTCTTCATTCAAGGAGGATGTTAAGGTTTCAACCTTCTCTGCCATTTCGTCTAGCAGATCAGTCTTGCCTTGTGGAACTTCAATGTTGTGCTGCAAGAAAAGACCACGAAGACCTTCAATAAATTCTTCAGCGATTTCGGTGCGTAGACCCTTCTCAACAGCGAGTTTGTTTTCTTCCATCCACTCTTCAACAACATATGAGAGGTATGAATCAAGTTGCTGAGTGAGTTCAGTCTTTAGAGTTTCGGTTTGCTCAACAAGACGGTTCTCGTATTCAGCCTTGATTTCACTCTCAATTGCTTCAACGCGCTCGTTGAGAGCGGTTTCAAAGATTGTGGAAGCCTTTGTCTTGAAGTCTTCTGATAGTTCTTCACCATTGAACATAGCGTCCATGTGAACTTGAACACCTTCAGTCTTACCAGAACGCTTGGCATCCA